TTTGAGAAAGTAATTATCAGTCTTTGCGGAGTTTCTATCAATATCATCCAAGAACTCAAGACGAGTTTCACCACCACCACCTAATGTAGAAAGTTGTTGCTGAATGCGATTAAGAAAAAGTCGATAATGACTTTGTAAATCATCAAGTGTTGCAAAGTTTTGATTGAGTGGTGTTAGAGGATCTGGTGTTTTTTCTTGTGGAAGGATATTGAGAAGTCCTTCTTTTATAGGTTTTTTCTCTACTTTAGATAATTGATCATAATAATCCGGCAACTCATCAATGTGTTGAGATGCTATTGTAGTCGCCAACTCTACATCTTTTGTGTGCTCTTTTTCTACTTTAGTTCCTTTTTTGAGTTGATTTTTAATTTGAGAAACAGGAACCTTATGTTTCTTTGCCAGTTGCTCTGGGGTTTTGTGTGTTTTTAGTTGCTCCACAAAAAGTTTGTCGAAAGAATCTCCAATCAAAGAATCTATCTCTTCTTTTTGTTTTTTCTTTTCTTCTGCAACTAGTTTAAAGAGATCTGATAAATCTGCCATCATTTATCATTCTTCATCTACTGATTCATCACCAAACATTGAGTTTGCAACAACAGGTTTAAATTCATCAACTCTTCCTGCTGCTTTTGTAAATAAAAGTTCTTTAATCTTATCACTAATCTGCGAAGGTGATTCGTCAGCAGCAATCATATCCATTAAATCATCCATAGTTTTTAAATTGATTAATCGTTGTTATTTATTAAATTTCCCCACCCTTGGGCATTTCTGCTATTTTTCCATTAACTTGAGTAGAAGAACCATCAACTTCTGGTTCCATTACAGGTTTACCCAAATCCATTTGAGCAGTTTCTGGTTCTAGCGGCATTCCTGTTGCTGGGTCCACTGGTACATTTGGATCTGGTATAATACCTTCTTTAATTTCTTTACTAATCATTTTGTCTTGATCAATAATTTCCTCATCAGTTTGGCGAAGAATCTTACGCCTTACATAATCTTGAGAAAAATATTTTCCAATATAAGGTTCTGCAACTTGTACCATATTAAGTCTCTCATTAAGAAGTTCTGCATCTTTGAGTTCTGCAAAATGATTATCATATAGAAAATCATATTGAATATGCTCTTCCATAATACCCCAATCTTCCGGAGTAATAATATTTTTAAGAATCAGTTGCGTCTTTAACATGTCATGGAACATATATGAAAAACGTTTTCTGAGACGAGAAACAAACTTGCTAAATTTTACTTCATCTCTTAAAATTTCCGATGAACGTCCAAGATTAAACCCACCTTCACCATCCATTCTTGATGGTGGTACATTTAGTGACCTAAAAAGTTTTTTCTTAAAATACTCAATATCTGTAATTTCTCCTAAATTCTGTCCACCTGGAAGTGTAGTGATTTCTGTTCCTCTACCACCTTCACGACGAGGTAACCAGAAATCCTCAAGCATACTCATAAACTTTTTATCATCACGCACTTCTCCTGTAGTTGCATCATATACAAGTTTGTTACGATATCTCATCATAACATCCCGGAGATATTGTTCTGCCTTTACCTTTGGAAGATTTCCTACATCAATATAAAAAATTCTTCTTTCTGGTGCTCTTGATAAACGATAGATTACTAAAGAATCTTCAATCATTCGAAGTTGATTAAGTGATTTAATTGCTTTGTGTAGATATGAGAGAGTATTTCCTTTGTTTCTATCAACAAGACCTGAGGTGCAGTATGTAATAGAATCTTTTGTCATTTTGATTCCATTACTTCCACCGAACCCGGAAGGGTTTCCTGCTATATAAGTTATTTTTGGATTATAAATGAAGTATTCCTCTATTTCAGGAAACTCATAATCCATTGGATTGTCAATGTTTATATTTGTTATTCTATACTTATCCTTTTCAGTTTTTTTCTGTTGCTTTACATATTTCATTTTCATTGGATCTATGTAACGCAACTCTTGAATACCTTCTTGAGGATTCTTTAAGTCAATTACCTTATGATAAAATATTTTTCCATCTACATACCAATTTCTATAAATTTCGTGAGATTTTTTATTAAAATCTAACAGGGACAAGATGTATTTAAATTCTTGTCTTATTTTTTTCTTGATTCCGTCACTTGCATTTAAGTTTGACAATTCAATTTCAATCGGAGCATCATTTGTGTCCGATACGATAGCTTCATTTACAATGTCTTCAATTGCACTATCACACTCTGGATGTAGTGCCATCTCACGATATCTTTTAAGTAAATCAAATTCTGTTCTATAAACTCCTTCAATGTCAAGAGACGTGCCAAAAAAACCACTACTCAGATAGTGGTCATTCCCGTCCTCGTTGTTTGGAGGAACGGGAGAGACTACCCCCGGAGATAATGGTTCAGTATCTTCAATAGAAAATCCAAATAATTTTGCCATAATTTATTTATTGTCCTTTATCTATTTATTAAGCATTCGCACCGCCTGCTCCGGATACATTAATACTTTGAACTTGGAATTCTACTGTGAATTCCACAATCGTATCTGAACTATCATATGACAAATCAATTGGAGACACTGAAGTTGGGAAAATGTCAATAAATTCATATTCCTTTAAGACAACATTTTCAGATCCAGTGCTGTCAGTGCTACTTGTCCTTGAACCTCTGCCAAGTTGATAAACTCTAGCATTTCTCATATATGCATCTGGCAACGTTGCTCCCAAGTTGGTATCTAGATTTGCAATAAGTTCGGTCCAAGATTCAAATGCGTTTCTGTACTCAAAATTTTCATCATTTATAATAGTCACTGTCCATGCATCGATGGTTCGGTCTCCGGCAACCTTAAATGTTCTTCCTCTAAATGGAACATCAATTGATGCAATAGTTTGTCCGGGAAGTTGTGCTGCCTTACACATAAACTTAAAGTTTGAAGAATCCCAAGCAATTCCTCCTGGAAGAGTTGTTATCTCCACTTCAAATAAGTTAGGTCGGGCACCACCGCCCGCCATTGCAGTTTTAAAATTTGAAATCGTTTGATTTGGTCTTGTTGATGCCATTGTTTAAGTCCTCCTTTTGTTATTTAGATATAAAGTTAAACAGTACCAGCAACTTCTTCAAAACTTACACCTGTGCGAGTAGCAACAAATGTTAGTGTTACATAGTTAATAGATTTTGCAGGTTTCAGGAAAATATCTGCCCTAAATTCGTTATTATCAATCACATCAGGAGTATTATTTGTTGTATCACAAACAACCAAGAAACCATAAAGACCTCTCTTTGCTTGAACATCACGAAGATATGGTTCAACAATATTCTTAAAGTTTGCTCTAGTCAGTTCGTCATTGAGTTCAAAGAGTTGTGCTTGAGCAGCTCTTTCGAGTGCTTGTTCAATCGTAAGGAATAAACGACGAACGTTAATTCTATCAAAAGCAGATGCATACCCAAGAGCAGTTTTATCTCCAAACAGAAGAGTTCCAATTCCAGGTTGAGTAACAATAGAATTTACTCTTTGTGGATAGAGTTGATCTCTTTGTGCCTTATTTGGATTATATGCAAGTTTAATCGCATTATTAAGAATTCCACGTTGCTGTCCTGCAGGTGAGAACCATGGATAAGCAACAATATTAGTACGAGTCATTAAACCTGCAACGTCAGCATTACAAGCAATATATCTAAACTGGTTATTAAACCTATCATAGGTATACTTATATCCACTATCAAATATTGCATATGATGAAGATGGAAGTGAACTAAAATATTTGACTAGATTAGTCGTTTGAGTTGTTGTATTTGTTTGACCAACTAAATCGGATTTGTGAGCTCCAATGGTTGCAACACAATCTTTTCTTTGATTTGCAATAGAGATTAAGAATCCTGCCTTTGCTTGAGAATCAGTTGGAGAATCCATTGAAGGACCCATAATGATATAATCGGCTTGAATTTCGTCCTTATTTGAGAACAAATCATAAGAAGTTATCAAATCTCCAAGAGTTGCCTTCATTCCACCAGCAGCAGAATAATCAACTCCACCACTTAAGGTGTAAGTTTTATTTCCAATTGCGGAGAATGTTACACCTTGTGCAGTTTGTCCCCATAATCCATCTGAAAGAGTGATTGGAGTAAATGATGCAGCATTTCCAGAGTAAGTGGTAAAACCAACTGCTCTTGGAGTTGTTCCATGAAATGCATCAGCGGCACTTGATGGATTTCCTCCAGCATAAATCTGTGAAGAGAAATCTGCAAGATATTGCTCGTACCAATTCTTTTGTGGAGAATTTACTGAAGATACTGAATCAAGTGCTTTTGAAAGACCTAAATGAGTCTCTAAAATTGTACCTTGATTTCCTGTAATACTTCCTAAATCATCTACAACTACAACGTGCAACCCGTCACCAGAACCCTGCCTTTCAAGTGTATATTGATTTGAAGTTGGTCTAGGTGCAAGAGATCTCCAGAAAATTGTTGCGTTAGTTAATCCAAGAGTTTGTGACTCATACCAATCAGTCACAGATGCTGGAGTAACTGCAGAACCGACAGTAACACCTGAGTCATTAACAAAACGAAGAGAACTTGTCGTTAGATACGATGCAAAAGAAGATCCTTCTGCATAATTAACTCTAGTTTCAGTACCAGCAGATGAAACTCTTGATAGAATTTTTACATCGATGCTACTAGCACCATTAGTTGCATCAGTCGTAACACCCGTAATGATACCTTTAAGATATCCTGTAAATGTTGATGTTGAACCTAAACCAGGAATTGTGACGTTAGTAAGATTTGCAGTGACTCCGTATCCAACTGTTGCGCCAACACCAGCCAGGTTTGTTGTTGTAATACCAATAATTTGATCTGCAGCATCATCAATAAAGCAAACCTTTAAACCATTTCCCCAAGATCCTGGGTTCTTTGCTGCATAGGTATAATTTGTAGCATCATCGTGATTATTGAGATAATCATCGTAGTTATCAATTCTCAACAGTGTAGTTGCTGCAATACCAACACCAGCATTAGCATTATTCAGTGTTGCCCCAGCAGTTCTAACAACTTTAAGAATCCCACCATATGAAAGATAAGATGATGCACTCATCCAATACTCATATTGTGAGTCTGTTGAGAGTGGTTTGCCGAAAGTGCTAATTAAACTCTGCTCGGTTGTAATATCAATTGGAAAATCTACAGGACCGATTGGAAAGGGTCCAGCAATCACTCCAATGTTATCTAAAACATTATCAGCTCTTCCTATTGTTAAATCAACCTCTCTGACGAGTACGCCTGGAGATAATTGAGGAGTCGCCATTTTTTTCTCCGTAATTCTCAGTTTATCTGGAAATATTTATTAAAAACATACTTTACACTGGGGAAACATGACGTGAATGCTACCAATCAGGATATTTGTAATCAATTGAAGATATATTCCTTTTTTTAGATGCATTTATCCTTTTTATAGTACATTCTTTACACTCATAAGAATAAGAAGATGCTACAGGTCCTCTATCTTTACGTGTTCTATAAAATTCTCCTATTAAATTTTTAAGTTCTCCACAAACTCTACATTTTCTATCGTTAAGCAATAGATGACTTAATTTTATTTGTTTATCAATTTCCATTAGTTATTGATATTCCCACATGTACGAGCGATCTCCATATTCATCAGTAAACCACCTATCACCCTCATTATCAACAAAGCTTGTTTCATCAAAACCATCAGAAACAAATCCAAAGGGTGCCATATCTTGTTCTATTTGATTTCTTTGTTCTTCATAAAGGCGTTTCCTAACATCTTGATCTGTAAGTTCTTTAAAATAATCCTGACAGACTAACCAAGCATAAATGACAAGGCACATTGCCAAATCATCATTACAACCTTCCTCTGCTTCAAAAGAATTGTGTTTTTGAATAAAAGTTGTAAGTTCACTCATAATCTCATAATCATTAAAAATAAGTTTGTCTTCCTCAATCATCGTTTTTAAGTTAAGACAACCGACTTTTTTTACGGTCTTGGACATTTTAACTCCAAGTTGAGTTTTCTTACCAGAAAATCCTTGTCCAACTATTTGCCCAGCTCTACCTCTCATAGAACACATTAGAATATTTTGATACTCAAGATCATATTGTAGAATGCTTGCAACCTGATCTCCTACGTCATTTACTTCACATAATATAAAAGCATTGTTGTAACTTTTTGCAACTTCGTAAATTACACTTGGAAACATCATTGGTTTGATTTCATTATCTCGATACTTTGCCACTACCCGATGTGGAAATTGTGTAACGTCTACAACAACAAATGCTGAATAGTCGCTTCCAACCCCTCTAGCAACGTCTACAGTGACTACATAATCACAATTCTCACCTGGATCCACATAAACGTCTAAACCAGCGTTACGGGTCTTAGGATGGTCATACACGAAGTTCCTGAGTTTGGATGGTGCAATCAGAGTATCAACAGATCCAAGAAATTCGCATTCAAAT